CCAAGTGGATCAGATACGCCGAAGCTGTATCTCTCACGAGCCTTGTATCGGCTGTTACCTGTATCGAAGTCAGCATCCATAGATGTAGACATCGGAGTACGGACAAAATGCTTAAGTCCGTTAGGCACATCAGTCATCATGAACCACGCATTACCGTCAGTCAGGTAGTTATTAACTGTATAACCCTCTGGCACTGTACCGTTATTACGCAATGCGTTGATGTCGTTGTCAGCTGTACTTGTCCTAAGCTCAGAATCCATCAAGCGTGTAGCAACGAATTGCAGCGCAGGTGGAATAACAAGCTTACGAGGTTTAGCAGCAATCAACAGACCACGCTCATCAGTCCAACCAGCAATTTGAATAACAGCGGCTTCTAAAGAAGTCTCATTCAAATCAGTTCCAGTAGCAGGACGGTTTGAGTTAACACCGCCAGATACTAGAGGGTGGGCCGCAGAGAACAGAACCTGACCATCACCATAGACTGGGCCACCGGCAAAGCCAGTGTTAAGTATAGCTGCACCTTTAACCTGCTTGGTGTATGCCATAGCTCGTGCTAGTGCCTTGGTGTAACGTGCTGAAAGCGAATCATACAGGTTGTCCTCAATGGCCTCTTCGGTCAGTGAGAATCCCATAGCGATTGTTTCATTCACGTATCGGGCTGTGTAAGTCTCTTGTGCATTGTCATATTGAATAGCGGAACCCTCGTTTTTAACGGGGGCAGCTCCAAAACCTGACAATTTTACTTCTTCTTCAAAGGAACGATCAGAACTCTCTGTTTCAAAGATTTCTTTAGTCTCTTCTCCGTATCGTGCGTACTCAAGTCCAAACAAGGCGTTCAAACCCGGTAATAGCTCCTTGAGGAGTTGTGCTCTTGAAATAGCCATAAGTCAATGCTCCTTAAGCAGTGCCGGTGTTGCTGGTGTATGAGTGCGATCCGGGGTTAAATTTAACCACCACATCAGTGAAAGCATCACCTACTGTACTACCCGGAGCGTCGATAAAATCAACGACTCTAAAAGCAATACCTGTAGTTGCTGCGGTTGTTGCATCCAATGCTACATTCGAGTTACCAGTAGCAGTGCTACCTGTAGTGCCCGATTGCACATTAGATAAAGGCGCGTTCATGCCCAGTGTGGCTTGCGCCATTGTGTTATCACCTTGTACTTGGAAAGCAACATTAGGGTCATCCACAATAAATGCTAGCGCATCACCAGCCACTTGACCAGCAGGCCAGAATTGGCGGTTAACAAATCCCATAACGGCATCTGTATATGAACAGCCCATGAACACGCCAATAGTACCAGCGGGAAATGGGTCTGCTGCGGAACCTACATCCGTCATTAACTGGATAGTGCCATTAGCAGCGATTACGACAACAGAGCCGTAAAAGATGTTGGTAGCAAAACCTGACGCTATAGGGAGTTTGCGGGTGGCCCCTGCATAAGGGAGTCCACTCACCTCGTTTATAGGCCGTAGCCCATAAGGGGTAGCTGTAGTAGCCATTTAAATCTCCTAGAATTATCCTTTACCGAAAGTAACCTTAGAACTCCGCTCATTGAAGAGTGGCATTCTAGGATCGTTCTCTCGCATTAAGTTGTTGTCCACGGAACGTATCTGAGCCTCATTAGTATCTTTATAATACTGGCTCCGCTCTTGAACAAGTTCTACTGGAGCCTTACACAGCATTAAACCGCCCATCACTACATTGTCCTTGAAGCGTTCGTTCTCAATGCTTACAAGTTCAATTTCAGGGTGATCTGTAGCCTTTACAGGTGTCCAGCCTTCTCGTAATTTTGAAGAAACATTAGTTGGATCAGGCTGACCGTTAGTGGCAACGCGAACCCAGTGAAAAGTATACCCATCTTGCGGCGTGGGGTTAGGCAGTACTTCAGCCCTTGTCCATGCTTTCTTACGAGTTTTTTTCGCTGTCGTGTCCAGTTCTCTATCTAGTCTATTCTCAGCCATTAGTCTTGTTTCCTCATTAATACCGCAGCTTGTTTAGCGTAATCTTCTAGGGAAACGCCTAGTCGTTTCGCAAGAGCTACTTGTGTTTGCGATAATGTCACCTTTCGGGGTGACGTGCTCCGCGTAGCGGGTGCAACCACATTGCTCGATTTTTTCTTTCTTTCTGCCGGTTCATCCTCGATGTCTTCATCGAACTGCTCTGGAAATACCTGACGCATGCGAGAATCAATCTTCTCGTAGTATTCTTCTGATCGAGGGTCAGCCCCTCCTTTTGTTAATTTTGTATGTAGTCCTAGCGCAAAAGCCGTCATTTCGTCATCAGCACCGAACCAAGAATTGTTATCTGCCCAAGCAATAGCTTTGGGGTCGCGTTGGACGGCGGGGGCGGTTTTACGTGATTCTTCCGCATTACTAGGGGTTTGTAAAGTAGTTTCCTCGCGTAGCTTAAGGTTCTCTACTTTATCAGCCCTTATCTGCGCTGAATTTAACGCCGCTTGTGCCTCGACCATTTCTTCTGACTGGCCTCCCTCATAAGCTTGCGTATATTGTTTCTTAGCCATAGCAAGTTCAGTTTTAACTTGCTGTTTTGCCGACTCTACAAGAGTATTATGACTTTTATCTACTGAGCCTTTAAGCGTTTTATTTTCGTCAACTAACTGTTTAGTATAGCGTTCAAGTTCTTCCCGCTCTCGTTCAGCTGTTTCCTTAGCCCTACGCTCGTCATGGTACCCCTTGCTAAAGTGCTGTATCCGCTTCTTTACTTTGTCTGAGTAGTTCTCTAACTCGTCATTAGTAATTTCTTCTGGCGGGTCTGAAGCCTTACGGTTCCTGTCGGCTTTGGGTGTGTCATCCACTACCTCAATTTCAACTTCCCCTTTAGGTGCTTTTTCGCCCACTTGTTCGCGGCCAACAGCCCCTTCCACTTCTAGGACAAACTCCGTTTCGTTACCCTCCACTTCTATTTCCGTACCGCCCTCTTCTACTTTATCAGGGTCTGGAAATTTATATTCCACTTGTTCCATTGGCATAATTTATCCCTCAGTTTGCGCGAGTAATTGCACTCGGATCATTAACAACCGCTTCAATTGAATCGTCATTCATCAGACGATACTCCTGAGCACCCACTTTAAAACGTGTACCCGTATTGGCTCGAAACATTACAAAGTCTCCGGTTTTACACCAAGGACCAGTAGGGAATCGTTCCTTATCCGAGTACGCTTGCTCCCCCATATCTAGCACAACCCCTATCGTAGATAGGATGTACTCCTCATGGAGAGTTTTAGCTGCTTTCACAATACCGCCTGAAAACGTCTCTTCTATGTTCGGAAGGGCTATCAACACTCTATATCCAACAGGTTTAGGAATAAGCGCTTCCATTTCCTCTTGGGATACTTCCCGTGTTAGCTCCTCCGTTTCTATCTTCTCTTGGCGCTTCATCTCTAAAGCTGTCATTTCAGTCATCGTTGTCTTCCATATAGTTACGCGAAAGGTCATTTACTTCTCGTAGCGCAGTGTCCAGACCTCGAATAACACCACACACTTCCTTGTATCCGGCAAAGTCTTTAGCTCCACCTGAATTTAAAAATTCTTCGCTAGCTCTTTTATGGGCCGTAAGTTTGTCGTTCAGCACGTCAAAGACGGTTTTAGCCATTACTTGCTACCTCTTATTTAGCTTTCTTTTGTGCCGTAGCAGACAAGTCTTTTAAATGAAATAACCTCACACTGCCTTTAGTATGAGCTTTCCCACTGTGCAAAGTGCCGTCCGACATCTTGTGTGAATTACCTGTAAACAAAGTTCCGTTTCTTTTGTAATGTTTAGCACCTTCCATATTATCTATCCTCTCGGTTATCGCGGAACGCCTCGTCCCTATCTCGCTGGGCTTCGGCTTGTGTTTTCCGTTCTTCTCCTACAGCCTTAGTCGCATCTATAATTGCTTTGGCTTCTGCCAAGTCGTTTTTCGCCTGCGCTTGCTCGTTCTGAGAAGCTATACGTTGGGCCTCCAGAACCGCTGTGGTTTGGGCTTTCTGTTGATCTAGCTCAAGTCGTTTTTGATCTAACGCCAAGTCTGCGGCATCTTTCGTAGCCTTACGCTCTTGATCATCTACTTTAAGCTCTAATTCAGCTTGCTGCATTTGCACTAATGGGTCTTGAGCAATTTGCTGCGCTTGTTGTTGAGCCGCTTGTGCCTGCTTGTCTTGGCTAAGTTGTATAGCTGCTTTGGCTTGCAGTGATGCAATAGAGTTTGCTAACACCGGATCAAACTCTTCACTCGGCGGTGGTAACGCTGCTCCTAGGCTTGTCTCTATTTGCTGACGGTATAGGAAGGACATGTGCTCCGCTAAGTGGGCCTGTAGTGACCCCACAATCTGGTTAGCCATAGGGTTTTGTCCTATAAAGGCCGCCATCTGCGGGTCTTTCAGAAACGCTTCGTGAGTAGTGATATGTGCTTGGTGGTCTTGTGTAATAAAAGCAGATAAAGGCACCCCCGTTAAAGCGTTCATATTCTCACTTACTGGGTCTATTGGTACGGAATCTTCTTCAGTTGGGACTAATATATCCGCATTCTTAATTCCTATGACCTCGATCATCTGACGATGAAGTTCAGGTAGGTCATATATGTCTGGGGCAGCCTGCGCCATCTGCATAACAGTCTGATACTGCACAACGCGTTGTGCCATCGTACTGCTATTAGGATCACTGACGGGAATCACTTCCACCGTGGCATAGTCATCTTGACGAGCACGTTGCTCACCACGGTCAGGCATGTACGTGTACTCTACAGGGGCGTACTCAGACATAATGGCCCGAAGCAACTTAAATTCCTGCTTCATGGCGTAGTGAACACGGGATTGCACCGCTGCCATTGGCTTTAAAGTACGCTCAAGTAGAGCTAATGTGGTACCGACAGGTGCATTTGCACTCATATCGGAAATGTTCATGTCTGATATAGCGCCTAATCTACGGCCTTCCTCAGTGATCTTGTCCAATAGAGCCAATAGTGTCTGACTAGGCTCTTTATAGGGTAATGGTAGGATATTCTCGCGTATTGACCCACTAGGTACGTCCACATCACGGAATTCACCCGGTCCGATGGGCGTATCGTCGCCCTTAACCCGCAATCCGCGAGACTTTAAGCCACCCGGTAGGTTAGAAAGCGTACCCGCGTCAACTAATTGACGGATAATAGAGGTTCCTGCGCGTGCATAGCCCCCAATAATGTGGATTAGCCCTAGTCCATAGAAGCCAAACCCCGGAACGTAGACATAATGGACAAAATGTTGACGCTTTAGTTTCAACGGATCGTCAGGATTCCAGTTTCTACGCACAGCCAGCACTGTTCCAGTGCCTTGTTCTATAGTCACTACATAAGGTAGGGCTATTTGTAGCTCTTCGCCCTCCTTTCTGTCCTCTCCACGGGCTAATCCCATGCCACGGGGACGTTCTCGCTCTGGCTGGTCTATTTCATCAAGGATTAAATCGGCGTGAACCTCGTATAAGGTATAGCGGTTATCATCCGTTACGGAGAAACCACTCTCTTTAGCCTTCTGCTCTTCAATATCGGTAGTAAAAGTAACAGGTTCGCCTAGTTCTACGTTCCTGTAGAACCCTGCGTCTTGCAGTTTAGTCACATCGTTCTTAGTTTTACGCATAATGTGCGTAACACGCTCTGCGGTTTCTAAGTTAGATGCCCCGTAAGGTACAACCATGTCCTCGGCAGGTATGTATAAGGCTACCTGACGGCCTAAATTGGGGTCGTAATACACTTTTTTGAAGGCTGAACCGGCTAAACCTAGGCTGTAGAGCATACGCTCGTGCTCTGGCCTGTACTCAGACATCACGTCTGTCAGCTCGTAGTTCATGTCTGTTTGAACACGCAGGGCTGCGTCTTCTTTTTCCCGCGTTATCTCACCTAGAATCTGTGTTTTAACGGGGCCAGCCGCTGGGAATGTCTCGCTCATAGCTTCAGCTTGAAAACGAATGGCCGCTTCTGCTAGGACTGTGCTATATACGCCGCAGGCATCTTGCCACGGCTCGGTGCGGCTTTCGTAATTAAAGCCAAGGACTTGCATTCCTTTAACAAAAGTAGCTGTCCACTCTCTACGACTCTGGGTATCTGCTTCTACTTCAGCAACTAATTCTGAAGACAACTCAATAAGCTGCCCATCATCCATATACTCAGCTAAATTAGCGTCAAACGGAGCGTTTTCAATATCGTCGTCCACGCTATCCGCTATGAGAGTTATCTCTACCCCACCATCTTCTAGCACGTTTATTTCGGGCGCTTCGATCTCTATCTCTAAGGCTTCGTCTAGCCCAACTCCTTCCATGCCTTCCGGCATACTGTATAAACTACGCTCGATTGCCATTACTTAATCCTCAGTTGCGGCCCATTTGTCGAGAGGGCACTGTTGTTTCATTATCCATACTTTAGCTGGCATAAAACACCCACACTCTTTGCAAACTTGCACTGCTTTGATAAGCCGAGGACACTCGTTACAAGTTGCTAGCCTATCGACTACTGTTTTTTGGTTACTACCTAGCTCAACTTCCACTTAGTAGTACCCCCCGCCACGATGTCCTTTAAAGAATATCTGATCTTCTGGCTCATCTGTGGGAAGTGTTATAAACCCCCCTTGCCGGAATCTCATTAATGCCATTACAGTGGAGTCAACTAAGTCATCATGAGACATAAAAGGAAACCCCGCAACTTCTTCAACTAACTCCTCAGCCCAACGTGTTTGAGGAACCCACACTAAACCAGAACTTATAATGTCGGCTACAGAGTTTAAACGTGCTGTCTTATCACCACTACCTCGGTGCGGAGTATACTCTTGCACCATCATCCCTGTCCTACGCAATTCTTGGTAGAGTGGTGTCCCGTTACTTTTCTTCTCCACAATAAACGCATCAGGTTGCCACTCATCATATTCTTGTTGGGCTAACTTTTTAAGCTCTGGGAACTCCACACGTTTCTTAATTGAGTTGAGAAGAATAATACAATAGCAATTCTCTTCTTCATTATTAAACACTCCC